TATCATAGTTGTGCATTATTTTATTTTCAAATAATTGTTTTGTTTCATCAAAATCTTCTAATGGTTCATATTGATATGATTTATAAATTTTATTGTAAGTAAATAAAGAATACATAGAATTTGTGTTTTCATAAGGAAAAATTATTGGATTTTGTAAATCAAAATCTTCAATTGGTTTGATAATTTCTTCATTTTCTATATAAACACAACCATCTTTTTTTATTTTTTTATTTTCCAATTCTTTTGATTCAATATTATCGTTGGTATCAATAAAATCAACCGGTTCAAACGTTGACATTATATATTATACCGATTATTTTTCATAATAGATCTATATTATTGTCAGTAATTTGAATTAATATATTGTTTTTCCATTCTTCAAGTGGATATAAATTCTTGTATTCTTTTATTAACAATTGTATAGCATCTTTATCCATATTTTCCAAACACCGCCGCATTTCCATTAAAAAAGTACATTGGAACGTATTTTGAAAAGGAGACCATTCTTGGATATATTTATCTAAAAATTTTCGAAATGCGACAATATCACCTGAAGCTAATCGACAAAAACCGGCATTGAAATAATATTCTTTTGCGGAATATTGTAAAAGTCGATTGTTTAATATTGAGTACGCATATTTTTCATATATATCGCCTGCTTGATGAAATTTTTTTTGTCTAATATATAATTCAGCTAATTTTATCAAACTCTTATTGTGTAAAGAGGATCGATTAGGTAATGTTTCACATTCAGTTACTACATTTTGGTAGTATTCAATGGCCCTATCTATTATTCCTTCTTTTTCATAAATTTCGGCCAATCGAAATGAGTATTCCGCAATCTTATCAAAATTATGAGTTAGTGTATAAATTCTAATAATTTCATAGTAACAACATATTGTTGTATATATATCGATTTGATGGAAACAATTAATTGCATTATTTAAACTACCGGTTGCCTCTAATGAATTATCGGCTTTCATGTAATATGATCCTGCCATTTTATAGGCTTCGCCGGCTTCAAAATATTTCTTTTCAATTCTATATAAATTTGCAGCTTTGTCATATAAATCGGCAATTTCCTGATTTTTATTACTTATATGTTCTTTATCAAAAAAATTAATAACGGAGTCTAACAAAGTATTTTTATTTTTCTTTTCGATCAATTCTATTAGTTCATTTGGATTCATTATAGTATAGTTAAATTATTATATTTATTTTATATATATTTTAATTCATTTTTTTTGATTGTTGAAATAAATGTCCATCCTAATTCAATGCATATATTTTCCCATATTTTATCACATCTGTATATTCCGATAAAAGATAAATGTAATGGATAATAATCCAGTAATTCTTTTTGTTCTAATAATTCCCAAAATTTATGTAAAACATATGGATAAGGAAGAAAACAACATTGATTTGCTGGCTTAAATTTATTATAAGGTTCTTGAATTTGTTTGAACATTAGTTGCATTTTTTCTTTTATGTCTTGGCTGATTGTTGGTATCGGGATTCCATTTAATTTACTTATAATATTAGGTATATATTCATAATATTGATGTAATTGTAATTCTTTTAGAATTTTTTTTATTTGGGAACATTTAATAGTTCTTGGATTAAGATTAATGTCATTGACTTTATTTAAAATTTTATTATATATATAATCCGGTATTATATTTTTCGAATTATTATCCATGTAATTTAGGCATTCCTTAAAATGGGAATATCTTTTATATTGACACTCTTTTAATATCCAATAAGTATCAGCATCGATTTTTTTAATTGGTTCTTTATTATTTTCAAAACTAATATCGATCGACAAATTTTCTTTTATTTTATTTTGAATAATATTGATATTTTCATCTTCATCAATTTCGATAAAATCAACTGGTTCAAAAGACATAAATAATTTTATTAATAGATTATCGACTATATTATAATGAATAATCAATTTTTTTTAAACACTTGAAATGAAATCCCAACCTAAATCATCACAAATTCTTTTCCAAATTCTATCCTGTTGTTTTAATTTTTCTCTTGATTTCAATAAAGGGAAATATTTAACAAAGTCATCTAATTCTAATAATTGAAAGAATTTGTGCAAGACATATGAATAGCTCAAGAAATTTGTTCGACTTTTCGGCCGATACTTTTCAAAAGGTTGTTGAATTTGTCGAAACATTAATCTTATTTTTTCTTCTGTTTCCCGACTAATGGTCGGTGGTGGGACTCCACTTAATTTACTGATAATATAAGTAATATGTTCATAATATTGTGTTAATCCAAGTCTCTTTAAGATTTTTTTCATGTATGCAAGTGACAGTTTCTTCAAATCATAAAATCGATTTTTATGTAGTTCTGCTAATATTTTATTATATACCTCTTCTGGTATTTCAATTGATTCTTTCGCTTGAAACTGCGATCTTTCTTACCAAGATATATTTAATATCTTCATATGATACTACTCATATGCTGAATTTCTTCAGGGAATGGACTATAACTTAAGCCATATGGCCCACACCTATTTAGTCTCTGAACCTATTCATTACAGTTATCTTTATGTGATAACCATTTTAGATTTGTTATATGATTATTTTTTTTATTATGATCGATATGATGGACATCAGTTAAATTATTTAAATTATCTAAAAATGTTTCTGCAACTAATCTATGAACACGATAATTTGTCTGAGTCTATGGACAAATTCTTTTTTCCTAATATTATTTTTATAATACGAAATAATTTGATATCCATAATTATCTGACCATCCTTTACATATTTTGGTTGAATTTATATTTTTTTAACTTTACCATAGTTGGATAAATAGTAATTCGTGTTCTGTATATTTTTCCAAATTTCCATATATATTTAATCATATTAACAAATCTTTAATGTAATTTTTGGCTGCGGATTGTCTCGAATTATAATATTATTACTATTGTTGCCAATAATTAATTGGGTTCTCTTTGGATAAATAATCTAAAAATAGTAATTATAATTTTAAAGAAGTTTCCGCAATTTAGGTGTATCGCAATACTAAAATGTATTACTAGCATATACTTTTAATATATACTTTTATGGTCAAACAGCTTAACCATTCGTTCAAATGATTACTTCTCTTATAAGGGTAGCCTGGTTTAGTATCAGTGACCGCATCTTTATAATTTGGTTTTTCGCTATCAATAATAATTAATTCAACTTCCCCGCATTCCCGACAAACATATATTCCTTCTGATGGTACTAATGTTTTTTCACAATTACAATTAGTACATTTTCGAATAGAATCATAACTTCTTTTCTTTTCACATAAATATTCGTTATTAATCAGCATCATATATTGATCCAATAAATCAGCTTTTGTTTTTACATTTTCAATTTTCTCATTTATATTTGGCGGTACAGCATAATTAGAAGGAGGTGAAGAGGAAACATTTTGTATCTCTGTACTGACATGTTCTTCATCTAAATAATTATCTTCTTCACTATCATAATTACATTGATCTGTTTCGTGACAGCTATTATCATTACTAAAAAAATTCAATATATTATTTTTTTCATTTAACAGTGTTCCTTTTTTTCTTCTTTTTGTTTGTTTTTTCAGTTTTCTTTTATTTTTATTAATTACATTCAATAATTCTAATTTTTCATTACTGCTATCATTTTTGTCTGTATTATCAACAGATGTTATAATTTTAGCTTCACATAATTCTGGATTACCATTGTATAACGTCTGGTCATCGTTATCTACTATTTCATAATAATCCATTATAAGGTTTTCTGTTTTAAAATAGTAATCAAGTTCTGATAAATTATTTTCGGTGTCATGAATTTCATTTTTTAAGTCATGAATTTTAGTTTTCAAATCTGATCTTTTTTTAATATCATTATTCGTATATTGACTTGCATCTTTTTCTTCCAATTTTTCTAATTGTAAAATTAAATGATCAAGTTTTTTTCTCTTTTTTGGTAATAGTTCTCTACGAAATTGAAAACTGTTCATTATTTTTTTATGAGTTTCATCTAATGTATTAATTTCGACTATATGTTTTGTTTTATCATGTTTAATTTTAAAATTGTTAGCCATTATTTAAAGTATATATCAATTAATAACATTTAAGATCTTTAAGTGATTTGATTATAGAAAGATATAATTATCCATTTAATGCATTAAAAGAATAAATATGTAAAAATTTAATTTTTTTTCGATTATGAAATTTGTTTAAAATATCGCATTTTACGTTTCAAAGATTATAAATATATATATAATATTTCATAATGAATAAAAAATATCATATTTTATTGCTTTATTTAATCCAAGTAATATCAATATATAATGCAATTCGGTTAGGTTATGAAGTCAAAAAAATAAGTAATAATACTTATGAATTTACTATAAAGAACAAAACGATTTGTTTACATGATTTTATAGATGAAATAACTTCCTTTGATCTAAAGACTGCTGCATTAGTTTCATAAAAAAAAATATCTAGCTAATTTATAATTAGACATTATGGGTGGTGGATTAATGCAATTGGTCGCATATGGAGCCCAAGATATATATATAACAGGAAATCCTCAAATTACATTTTTTAAAGTTGTTTATCGGCGTCATACTAATTTTGCAGTTGAAACAATCGAACATCCTTTTATCGGAACTATTGGATTTGGTAACACAGTCTCGGCAAAAATAGCAAGGAACGGCGATTTAGCATCACAGATGTATTTGAGAGTTATATTGAATAGTGTATCTCCTTTAAATTCAAAGTTTGCATGGGTTAGAAGAATTGGTCATGCAATTATTAATCAAATTGAAGTAGAAATAGGTGGAACAAAGGTAGATAGACAATATGGGACTTGGTTAGATATTTGGTATGAACTTGCTCGAAAAGGTGATCATGAGAGAGGATATGCAAGTATGATAGGGGATGTACCTGAATTAACAGATTATAATACTAACGAAAAGAGAAGATATATTTTATATATTCCTTTAAAATTTTGGTTTAATAAATTTGTCGGTTTATCAATCCCATTAATCGCTTTACAATATCACGAGGTTTATATCCATGTTACATTTGAAAATGTTAATAGACTTATTGTTGCAGATTGTAACTTTGATATTAATTTGGTTAGTATGGCTGATGTAACAATATTAGTTAATTATGTTTATTTAGATACTGAAGAAAGGAGAAGATTTGCAATTGTTGGACATGAATATTTAATAGAACAATTACAATTTAATGGTTTGGAAAGAGTTATTCGATCAGAAAGCAGATATATATTAGATTTTAATCATCCAACAAAAGAAATTATATGGGCTGCTAGAAATGGATTATATTCAACAAGGAAAGCCTTCATATATTATACAAATAATGACACATGGTCAGTAATTGATGCAAGTTGTGTTATCATTGAAAAAAGTATTTCAATTGGTACAAATCCAGAACCTATTGTTGGAGGACAATGGACAGAAGTTGCTCAGGGTGAAATAGTTACAGTTGGTACTTTGAATATTAATAATAAAAATTCTAATGTTGTTTATGTTAATCCAGAAAGTTTAAAAATTGGGGATTATGGTATAACGAATAAGATTGTTTCCGACATAACAATTAATAATGATAGTACAATAACATGTAGTAATGTTGTAACAACACTAACAATAAGAGATTTGAGCATTCCTGTAGAAAGAATGACTGATACTCGATTCAATCAATGTGATCCATTAGTTAATATGTTTAGTAATTATGGTTTATTGATCGATGGAACAGTTAACCCAGTTACTGAAGCAT